GCACCACTAGCAAAAGCATTGCCGGAAGAAGCAAAGGCTTTAGTTAATTCACAAGTGGAATAGTATGACACAAGATAAACAACTAGAAAAATTTATAGCCGCATTAAAAAAAAATTACGTATACATATTCAATACAGATGAAGGAAAACAGATTTTATCTGACCTTGAAAAAAGATGTCATTATCATTCTACCACTAATGTAAAAGGTGATAGCCATGAGAGTGCATATATGGAAGGACAACGTAGTGTCATTCTATTTATTAAATCAATGCTACGAAAAGATAAGGAAAAATAAAAATGTCAAATGAACAGATAACACAGGAAACTGTGCCTGTAGAAACAACGACTACAGAAACAGCACAACCAACAACTCCAGTAGCAACACCTGCTGCACAACCAACATCATCTTGGAAAGATTCTATTAGCGAAGATTTTAGAAATGATCCTAGTATAGAAAAGTTTACAGAAATAGATGCGTTAGCAAAAAGTTATATCAACGCAACTAAAATGATTGGTCAAGATAAAATTGTTATACCAACAAAAAATTCTGGACAAGAAGCATGGGATGAAGCCTACGCAAAATTAGGTAGACCAGAATCTGCAGACAAATATGCTTTAGATGTAAAATCTGAAGTAGTAAATTTAGATGAAGGTGCGATTAAATCTTTTACAGAAAATGCTCATCAACTTGGTTTAAATAATAAACAAGCTCAAGGTATCTTAGAGTTTTATAAAAATAATATGGAAGGCACAGCACAACAAGCAAAGATAGATACTGAAACTGCTCAATCTCAAGCTGAACAACAGTTAAGACAAGAATGGGGTAGAGACTTTGATGGTAAAGTTAAACAAGCTGGTGCATTAGCTAAAGCTAATATTAATCCAGAAGTATTAGATATGACTTTATCAAATGGCACAAGACTTGGAGACCATCCAGAAATAATAAAAGGCTTTGCAAAGATAGCAAACATGATGTCAGAAGATAAAATTGTTTCAACTGAAAGTGAAAATGTAAATACAGTTGCTGACATTGAAACTGAAATATCAGCTATTACTAATGATACTGATGGACCTTATTGGAATAAGCAACATCCAGATCACGATAAAGTAGTACAACAAGTTTATACATTAAGAGAAATGCTAAATGCTGATCAATAATCTTAATGATAAAGAAATTCGATTAGAAGTATTGCGGTTGGTTAAGGAGACAGGATCTGAAGTTCAGAAAAATGATCCCTTGCCAATCGCTGAAAAATATTATAATTGGATAGTAGGTAAGAAAATTCGTAAGAACCTTACTGGCAAGAAGGAATAGACTTCTAGTCTAAAAGACTTTAAATCCAAGAATAGCCTACTCATCTGAGTAGATAACCTTTCTGATTTTTATAATAATAATAATAATAATGGAGAGACAATTATGTCATCACAAATAACTACAGCATTTGTACAGCAGTATTCTGCTAACATACAAATGTTATCTCAACAAATGGGATCATTATTAAGAGACAAAGTCAGACAGGAAAGTGTTGTTGGAAAAAATGCTTTCTTTGACCAAGTAGGTTCGGTAACTGCTCAGCTAAAAACTAGCAGACACTCTGATACTCCGCAAATAGATACACCTCACTCAAGAAGAAGAGTATCTTTAGCTGATTATGAGTATGCTGATCTTATTGATCAACAAGACAAAGTAAGGCTCTTAATTGACCCTACATCATCTTACGCACAAGCCGCTGCTTTCGCAATGGGAAGAGCAATGGATGATGTTATTATCGCTGCTGCAACTGGAACTGCCTTTACTGGTGAAACAGGTGCAACAAGTGAATCTGCTCAAACAGCAATCGCTGCGGGTGGTCAAGGTTTAACAATCGCAAAATTAAGAACTGCAAAACAGACTTTTGATTTAGCAAGTGTTGATCCTTCTATCCCAAGACACATTGTTGTAGGACCAGAACAAATAACAAACCTTTTAGGAACAACTGAAGTAACTTCATCTGATTTCAATACTGTAAAAGCATTGGCAAATGGCGAAGTAAACTCGTTCCTTGGTTTTAACTTTACTGTATCAAATAGACTTGCAAAATCAGGCAATGACAGAACTTGTATTGCTTTTGCACAAGATGGTATCACTCTAGGAATTGGTAAAGATGTTAATGCAAGAATAGACGAAAGAGCAGACAAATCGTATGCTACTCAAGTTTACTACTGCATGAGCATTGGTGCTACTAGAATGGAACAATCAAAAGTTCTTGGTATAGTATGTACAGAAGCATAATAGGAGATATATATGACAACTAAAAATACAGACCTAGTAGCTAATTTTGAAGCTACTCCTCAAGTTGCAAACAATGCTGCTGAATTAGCTGGTGTTTTAAGAACAGCTCATGGACAAGTAGAATTGGCTGCTGGAGACAGTACTGATAACGATATTGTTATGTTAGCACCTATTCCTTCTAATGCAGCTGTAACACAACTTTTTGTTGGTGCAGACGAATTAGGTGGTTCATGTCAATACAATGTTGGTATTTACAAAACAGATGGTACAGTTAAAGACGAAGATGTTTTTGCTACTGCTGTTGATGTACCTGCAGCTTTGGCAGACCTTCGTTTTGAAGCTGCTGACCTTAACACCGGTTCTAAAAAGTTATGGGAATTAGCTGGTGATAGCACAGATCCGGGAGGATATTTCTATATTGCAGTTACTTTTTCTGCAACTGGTGGTACTGCTGGAACAATGGCTTGGAACATTAGTTACGTAGTAAACTAATAAATAAAATTTTAGGCGGTGGAAGCGAGAGTGGAAACCGCCTAGAGTGCATGAAAAAGATACAAGATTTAAAACCTGTATTACATTTTAAAAAAGATAATTATGTGTATAGGTATGTGTTAGTAGATAGGTTTCAAAACGATTCTAAAAATCATTATGGCTTTGATACTAAAGAAGAAAGAACAACAGAAGAAATATTTGCGTTAGAAAAAGATAGACAAATAAGACGCAAGTATATTATAAAGAGGTAGTATGGCATCAACAGTAGAAATTTGTAACGGAGCATTAAACCAATTAGGTGCAACAACAATCCTTTCACTTACAGAAGATTCAAAAAACGCAAGACTTTGCAACTCAAGATATACTCAAGTAAGAGATAGTGTATTTAGATCACATCCTTGGAACTGTTTACAAAAAAGAGTTGAAATAGCAGTAGATACTACAGCTCCTGCATGGGGTTTTAGTTATGCTTATACTTTACCAGCAGATTGTTTAAGATTACTTCGTATATTAGATTATGATTCAAACTATAAAGTAGAAGGTAGAAAAATATTAAGTAATACATCTACTATGAAAATATTATATGTTGCTAGAATTACAGATGCTAATGAGTATGATGAGTTGTTAAGAGAAACTTTATCTGCAGCATTAAGTGCAGACATTGCTTTTGCAGTTACTTCCAATAATACTACAGCAACAAATATGTATAATTTGTTTCAAGATAAATTAAAAGATGCTAGATTTGTAGATTCAACTGAAGGTCAAAATGTTGAACAAGATTTAGGCATGACAGATGTTATAGACGCAGGTACATTTATTAACTCAAGGTTTTAGACCATGGCTAGGGTTGCAGTTGAATTAACAAACTTTACAGGTGGTGAGCTATCGCCAAGATTAGATGGTAGAACAGACCTAACTAAATATACATCTGGCTGTGCAACTTTAGAAAATTTAGTAGTATATCCACATGGTTCAGCAGCTCGTAGACCCGGCTCTACATTTTTAGCAGAAGTTGCTAATAGTGCAAACAAAACAAGATTAATACCTTTTGAATTTTCAACAACACAAACTTATATGCTTGAGTTCTCAAACTTAAAAATGAGAGTGTATAAAGATAGTGGTGCTGTATTAGAAGGAGATAAAACTATATCTGCAATTACAAAAGCTAATCCTGCTGTAGTAACCGCTACATCACATGGATATTCTAATGGTGATGAAGTAGTAATTACTGCTGTTGGAGGTATGACAGAAGTTAATGGTAAAAGATTTTTAGTTGCAGATAAAACAACAAACACATTTGAACTACAAGATAAAGATGGAGTTGATATAAACAGTTCATCATTTACTACTTATACTTCTGGTGGTGTATCTAATAAAGTTTTTGAATTAGTAACACCTTATACTACTGCACAACTTTTTGATATTAAGTTCGCACAATCGGCAGACGTAATGTACATAACGCATCCTTTACATGAGGTAGAAAAACTATCTCGTACTGGTCATACTGCTTGGACACTTACAGATGTAGATTTTACTAAAGGACCAATGCAAGATGCTAACACAACAGACACAACTTTAAATCCCGGTCAAGCAGCAGTAGGTACAGGTATAGCTTTAGTTGCTTCTGCGGTTACTGGCATTAATGGTGGTAGTGGTTTTCTTGCAACAGATGTAGGAAGATTTGTTTTTTTAAATAATGGTTATGCAAAGATAACTGGTGTAACAGATACCACTAACGCAGTTATGACAATTATTACAGCTTTAGATAATGCAAATGCTACAGATAACTGGAGACTTGGAGCTTTCTCTGACACTACAGGTCATCCTTCTTGCGTAACCTTTTTTGAACAACGATTAGTATTTGCTGGAACAACTAACCAACCACAAACAGTATTTTTTTCAAAGTCTGGTGATTATGAAAACATGGATGCAAACATTGGTGGCACAATAGCTGATGATGATGCAATCATTTATACAATCGCATCTAACCAAGTCAATGCCATTAGATTTATGACTTCAACAAGAACTTTAATTATAGGTACAGCAGGTGGTGAGTTTACTGTATCAGGTGGTGGTACAGATAGTGCGGTTACACCTACAAACATATTAATTAAAAAACAATCTAACCATGGTGCAGCAAACGTAGATGCTATAGCTGTAGGTAACGCAACATTATTTTTACAACGTGCTAAAAGAAAAATTAGAGAACTAGCATATAACTTTGATGTAGATGGTTATACTGCTCCCGATATGACTATCCTTGCCGAACATATTACTGAAGGAGGTCTAACACAAATTGCATATCAACAAGAACCCAATCAAATAGTTTATGGAGTTAGAGGTGATGGTGAACTAGCAGGACTTACTTATCAAAGAGAACAACAAGTATCTGCTTGGCATAGACATATTTTTGGTGGTAGATTTGGTAATGCTACTATTACAGTTACTGATTTTGCTAATATTGCAAATGGCACAAGAATAGTTTTAACAAAAGCA